AGAGAATCTTGAAACATTACTAGCTGATTGTCCTGAAGCTATAGTTGAAACACCAACAGAAGATGGTGGCGAAACTATTGAAGAAGAAGAAACTTCAGATGAAGATGATTCTTTAAACGAGGTATCGTAATATACTAGTCTGATTTTTCTCATATAGCGAGGGGTTTGAACAGACTTTAAACAACAAAACCAATATGTGTAGACAGACTTTGCTAGTATTTTAAGCTGTCTTTAAATCAATCAAACTAGCATGAGGTGTGCCAATAAGCGATTAGTGCAGGAAGGCACTTAAAGGAATATTCCTGCTGGATGGGTTTATATAAGCATCCTATAAACAACGCCTCACTTTTTTACAGGAGATAGAATTGAATACAAAATTTATTAAACATAAACTACCATGTCCAAAGTGTGATAGTAGCGATGCTGTTTCACTTAATGATAACGGCTCTGCTAAATGCTTTAGCTGTAATACATTTTTTCCAGACTATGATAACGCAGATGATAATGTAGTGGAAATGAAACAACCAGAAACATCATTCCTAAATTCATATACAGGTATCTATTCACCTTTAACCGATAGAAATATAACAGAACAAACTGCTAGAAAGTTTGGTGTTAAGATAGTTAAAGACCATAATGGTAATGTTAAACAACACATCTATCCTTTTCATAATGGAAGTGAGATAGTTGCAACCAAGACTAGATATGTTGACAATAAAAACTTTGCTTGTAATGGAACTTTTGACGGCACAGGATTGTTTGGAGAACAACTGTATCGGAATAAAGGTGGTAAGTATTTAACTATTACAGAGGGAGAGTGTGATGCAATGGCAGTCTATGAATTGATGCAAGGTAAGTCTAGTGTTGTATCAATTAAACGAGGTGCTTCATCTGCTGTTAAAGATATACGAGAGAGCATTGAGTTTGTTGAGAGTTTTGACAATGTGGTTTTATGTTTTGATAACGACAAGGCAGGTATAGATGCTTCAAGGCAGGTAGCTAGAATACTTAAACCATCTAAAGCAAAGATAATAAACTTACCTAATGGATATAAAGATGCTAACGAAATGTTAGCCAAGAAAAAATTTCAAGAGTTTTCAACAGCATGGTGGGAAGCCAAGACTTATACACCATCTGGGATTATGGATTTATCTAGCAAGAAAGATGATTGGATTAACAGAGAGGTAAAAGAAAGTATTGCATATCCATGGGATGGCTTGAACAAAAAGTTATATGGTATGCGTAAAGGAGAACTTGTCACTCTTACAGGTGGTACAGGACTTGGTAAGTCTAGTGTGACTAGAGAACTTGAACACCACCTTATAAAAAATACAGAAGATAATGTAGGTATTATAGCACTAGAAGAGAATTGGTTAAGAACTGCTGATGGGATTGTATCTATTGAAGCTAACGACAGAATATATCTATCAGAAAAACGCAGTAAATATACTGATGAAGAACTTAATACTTTATTTGATAGTGCTATACAACAAGGTAGAGTATTTATCCATGCACATTTAGGAGCAACTGATATAGATGAAATCTTTTCTAAATTAAGATATATTATTGTAGGTTGTGAATGTGATTGGGTAATAGTTGACCACTTACATATGCTTGTAAATGTACTCACAGAGGGAGATGAACGCAGAGGTATTGATATGCTTATGAATAGATTGCGTAGTCTTGTAGAAGAAACAGGAGTAGGTATGATATTAGTGTCACATTTACGAAGAGCAGCAGGAGATAGAGGACATGAGAAAGGAATACAAGTATCGCTATCACATCTTAAAGGCTCACAAGGTATTGCACAACTATCAGATTGTGTTATAGCACTTGAAAGAAATCAACAAGCAGAAAATCCTGATGAAGCTAACATAACTAAAGTAAGAGTATTAAAGTCAAGATATACAGGCGACACAGGTATGGCTTGTAGTTTAAGATATGATATTGAAACAGGAAGACTACATGAAATATCAGAGGAGGAAACATTTGATGCAGAAGATTTCTAATATAGTATTTGATATTGAAACCGATGACCTTGATGCTACAAAAGTATGGTGTATAGTAGCTAAAGAAGTTGATGGTACTACATATAAGTTTGGACCAGATGAACTTGAAGATGGTTTAGATTTATTAAGAAGTGCCAACACTTTGATTGGTCATAACATTATAGGTTTTGATTTACCGGTACTTAAAAAGTTATTTAACTTTACATACTCTGGAAAGATTATTGACACATTAGTTATGTCAAGATTATATAATCCTATCAGAGAGAACGGACATAGTTTAAAAACTTGGGGTTATAGATTAGGAGTACCTAAACAAGAACAACCAGAGTTTGATAACTATACTCCAGAGATGTTAGACTATTGTACTCAAGATGTAGTTCTTAACGAAGCTGTATATAAATTCTTACAGAAAGAGGGTATGGGATTTAGTAAACAGTCTTTTGATTTAGAACAATTAACTGCTGCAATTATGCGTGAACAAGAGAATACAGGATTTTATTTTGATACTAAACAAGCTATGACTTTGTTAGCAGAACTAAAACAAAATATGGCAGATGTAGAAGATGAAGTTCAGACAACTTTTAAACCTAAATGGATTGATGATAAGCTTGTCACTCCTTACATTAAAAAGGATGGACAGTTAAGTAAGCGAGGACTTACTGATGATGAGTATAATACTATACTTGAATCAAATAACCACGAACCTTTTATGCGTAAAAAATTAGTTGAGTTTAATCTAGGTAGTAGAAAACAAATAGGAGAATATCTTATTGACTTTGGTTGGAAACCTGAAAGGTTTACTCCTACAGGACAACCTATTGTAGATGAGGCTACTCTTAAAAAGATAACACATATTAAAGAAGCTAAACTTATTGCTGATTATTTATTATATCAAAAGCGTATAGCTCAAGTATCATCTTGGATTGATGAACTTAAAGATGATAGAGTTCATGGTAGAGTTATACCTAACGGAACTATTACAGGGAGAATGACACATAGAGGTCCTAACATGGCACAAGTTCCTAACTTACATAGTCCTTATGGTAAAGAATGTAGGTCTTGTTGGACTGTGCCAGAAGGATATAAACTTGTAGGAATAGATGCTAGTGGATTAGAGTTAAGAATGTTAGCACATTATATGAATGATGTTGATTACATTGAAGAAGTTATTAACGGAGATATACATTCAACCAATCAACAGTTAGCAGGATTAAAAACTCGTGACCAAGCAAAGACATTTATATATGCTTTAGTCTATGGTGCAGGAGATGCAAAGATAGGAAGTATTATTAATGGAGATATTAAAAAAGGTAAACTTTTAAAACAAAGATTCTTTGCTAATCTACCTGCTCTTAAGAAGTTAAGAGATAGAGTTCAACAAGCTGCTAATAGAGGTTTCTTAAAAGGTATAGATGGTAGAAAGATATATGTTAGAAGTCCTCATGCTGCACTTAATACTTTATTACAAGGTAGTGGTGCTATTGTTATGAAACAGGCTATGATAAACTTATATCAATTAATAAAATTAAATACTCTTGATGCTTGTTTTGTTGCTAACATCCATGATGAATGGCAACTACAAGTAAAGGAATCTCAAGCAGATGCTGTAGGTAGAATGGGCGTTGAGAGTATTGAAAAGGTGACAGAGCAATTTAATATGCGATGTAATTTAACAGGCGAATATAAAATAGGAGGTAATTGGAGTGAAACCCACTAAAGAAGATAGAAAAAAGTTTGACATAGATTTAGAGTATGGTCAAATAAGAGAAGATAAAATAGCAGAAATGTTTACAGATAAAAAGATAGAAGTAAAATCTGAACGAGGTATGTGGATGAAGACAGGAAACATATGTATTGAATATGAATCATATGGTAAACCATCTGGTATTATTACAACTGAAGCAGACTTTTGGTTTCATAATCTTTGTATTGATGATGACATATTCTGCACCTTTATATTTGATGTGCCAAAACTAAAACAACTTATAGATAAATTAGATTTTAAGAAGTCTGTAAGTGGTGGCGACCATAAAGCAAGTAGAATGTGGTTAGTAAATATTAAAAAATTATTTTCATCTGATGTATTTAAAACATTTAAGGACCTAAAAGATGACTAAAGGTATTGACAAAACTGAATTAGATAAGTATAATAAGTTTACATCCGAATCAGGACATT